AGCGGGATGTGGGAAGACTACCGTAGCTAAAGCACTCTGTAACGAACTTGGAGTAGATGTTTATGTCATCAATGGATCCGATGAGGGACGCTTCCTTGATACGGTCAGAAATACTGCAAAAAATTTCGCTTCGACCGTCAGCCTTTCGTCGTCTGCTAGACACAAAGTCATCATCATCGATGAGGCTGATAACACAACAAACGACGTACAACTCCTACTACGGGCGTTTACTGAGGAGTTTTCTGGCAACTGCAGATTCATCTTCACCTGCAACTTCAAAAACAAAATCATCGAACCCCTCCACTCCCGATGCGCCTGTATTGATTTTTCCACCAATTCCAAAAGTAAACCACAACTTGCCGCCCTCTTCTTTAAAAGACTCCAAGAAATCTTGGGTACAGAAGGTATTGAATATAGTAACAAGGTCCTGGTAGAACTTATCAACAAACACTTTCCTGATTGGAGACGTGTTCTTAATGAGTGTCAACGTTATTCTTCAAGTGGTAAGATTGACACTGGCATTCTTGCAACCTTTAGTGACGTTAAAATAAATGATTTGGTTAAGAAACTTAAGGAAAAGGATTTTCCTGAAGTACGTAAGTGGGTCGTCAATAATTTGGACAATGATACTTCTGTACTTCTGCGTCGTATTTACGATGCTTGTTATGATTCCATGGTTCCGAATAGCATTCCTGCTGCTGTTCTTACTCTTGCTAAGTATCAGTATCAAATGGCGTTTGTGGCGGATCAAGAAATAAATATGCTTGCTTGTTTAACTGAAATTATGGTGGAGTGTGAATTCAAATGAAAAAGATAAGATACTACTTTAGAGACTCTGTGATGAAAGAAGATTCTCCGAATATTGGTGGTAGGGCAGAACATCTAAATCATTGTCTTAGGGAAATTGATAGTAAATTAAGAGTCAGTGTTCATTATCCATATGTCACTGTTTTGGATGAAATTCCATCAGACAATCTTCTAAGTGAAACTTTCTTAGAATATGTAAAATGTGAAGAGATTGATTTTGAGTATGAAGAAAAGGTCACCAAACTCAAACCAGGTCCTGTAAGGGGTCAATTAAATTGGAAAAGTAGTAATAGAGGTCCTGTTAGATTAAAACCTTCTCTAAAAACTAAAAATGAAGGTCCGATTAGAGAATACAAGAAAGTGAAGGAGGATGGATTCACAAGGTTAAATAAACTCAAAAATGGTCCTCCTAAAGGAACGATAGTTGGAATTTTTTCTGGAGTGTGAATTCAAATGATACCACTTCCTGTTATAGAAATTTCTGTCCTTATTATAGGGTTTATATGGATGGGTTTGTTGATTCAATATTTGGAGAATAGGGAAAAGTAATGGAAACTGAAAGGTATAGAGATAAACCAAAAACATATAAGGATAAGAATGGTTGGACGCAGAAAGCACCTATAAGTGACGAAAAATGCATCTATCTATGCCTAAAAAATTGTATCAAATTGGATGGAATAAATAGGAAACAAGTGTTTAGACTTGTTCAAGAGTGGCAAGATATATCGGACAATACTCCTGATCCACCACTACCACCAGACTCAGACGAATATGATGGATGTAATTAATGAAAAAAATTAAAGCAGGATTCGACAAAGTAGTTGAATTTGACAGGAACTTGGCAAAGAAGTTTCAAGATAAGTTTAACTTGACAGATTACCAGATGCTATGTATTTCGTTTTCTAAGGGATTTATTATTGGAGCTATCCTTCTATGAGAGAACATTTATTATGTTTATTGAAGGAGAAATCTTATCGTAGAGGTGAGTTTAAACTTTCTTCTGGTGAGATTAGTGAGCATTATATAAATTGTAAACCTGTTATTTTAAGTCCAGAAGGTCTTAGACTTACAAGTTATTCTATGTTGGAATATATTGAATCTGATTCAGTATCGGTAGCAGGACTTACTCTTGGTGCCGATCCTTTGGTATGTGGAGTTTCTTTAGTATCTTTAGAATCTGCTTGGTGTACAACACAAAGTGCTTTGATTGTTCGTAAGCAAGCAAAGGGACATGGTACAGGTGCCTGGATAGAGGGCCCACTCCCTCCTGAAGGGTCCAAAGTAACTGTCTTGGAGGATGTAGTCACTACTGGCGGATCATCCCTTAAAGCAGTGGAGAAGTTGCGTGATGCTGGATATGTAGTAGAAACTATTGTTGCTATTATAGATCGGCAAGAAGGTGGTAAAGAGGCAATGGAAAAATCTGGGATAACTTTAAAATCTTTATTTACTATAGAGGATTTTGTTAAGGAAAATTGAAAATGAAACCATATCAAAAAAGGGCTATAGAATGGATTGCTTCTCAGTTAAATACATCTATACGCACACAAGAAGTGAGAGATTGTCAAGGTAGAAGAGTAAGAAGGATCTCTTTTAATTATGTGCCAGAAGAGTATGAAGAAGATTGGGGTGAAGATTTAAAGGACTGGACAGAGGAGTTTGAATCTGCTAGATTGGAGTCTATTCGTAGATCCCAGTTGTGGACCAAACAACAGCAGGAAAGAACCTAGGAAGTATCAAATGACTAAAAAAAATAAAAGGCATCAAGTTAAATCTAAATTTTATTATCTTTTCTGGAGTACTGCAACTATATCAGTATTTGTTGGACAACTTTATGTTGGAACTGGTTATCGTGTTATGGCAGATTCTGTTAATAGAATTCTTGATGCAGTAATGGTTGAGGTTGAAGAATATAAAATTCCTAAAATTTGAATGATTATTTCTGAAGAGGATGCTGCATGGGCTGCTGACGAATTTATTAATTACTTTGAAAATTTTACATCAATTGAAGACTACCTTCGATATGTAAAGAAAGAAGTCATAACTCAAACAAATCAATTGATGCCACTTCAGGATGAATTTTTTAATGAAGATATTCATCCAGAAGAGATGGAGTTTGATATTAAATTTGTAGGAAATCGTTTTCAGCAATCGATTCCTCAAGATCATTATAAAAATCTTTTAAAGGCAGTATCATCCCATAACAACGAAAGTAATATTCCAGGAAGAGAACTTCGTTGGATGGTGTATGAGAAGAGAACGCAAAAGGTTCTTGGGTTTATTAGGTTCGGTTCTCCGACCATTAATTCTAAACCAAGAAATACTTGGTTAGGTAAAGCACCCAACCTGTCTGTGTTTAATCGTCATGCTGCGATGGGGTTTGTTATTGTACCATCACAACCTTTTGGGTATAATTATCTTGGAGGAAAACTTCTTTCTCTTCTTTGTGTTTCTCATTTTGCAAGAGAGGTATTGAATGAAGTTTTTGAAAAGGATATCGGACTCTTTGAGACTACTTCACTTTACGGTTCTACAACTTCTTCATCGCAGTATGATGGTCTTAAACCCTTTATGAGGTATAAAGGTCTAACAGAGAGTAAGTTTCTCCCACTGCTCCATGATAAGGTGTTCCATCGCCTTCATGATCGCTTTACTATGCTCAACGACAATACTCCTTTGACTGATAATAAGGCGTCATCAAAAAAGATGAAACGTCAGACTAAGATGATTTCTATTATTAGAAATAGTCTTAATGATAATGAGAAACTTAAGAAGTTTAATGCCATAATTGATATGGCATTTGGTCTTACTCAGAAGAAGAGATTTTATATTTCTGATTATGGGTATGGAAATGTTCGTGAGGTTATTCTTGGCGAGCAGGATAAATTGATTCCTGGTCAAAACTGGGATAAGTTTCATCTTGAGAATATAATTAGTTGGTGGAAGCGTAAAGCATCTAAGAGATATGAAACTCTTAAGAATGATGGAAGGTTTAGAGATAAGGTTGAACTCTGGACAGAAGATGATGATATTCAGATTATAAGATAATGATACGTAAATATTCTGGTAAAGTAATAGAGCGTAAATATACTGGTAGAAAATGGTCAGCTGGTATTGTATTGTTGTTAGTATATTGGTTGGTGATGGTTGGAATGGTTATTAACGCTGGAATTTATTATGACAGAACTCAAAGATT